AGCAAAAGCTGGTATTGGTTTTACAATCCACAATTTATACCTAGATGAGTTTGCGCATATCCATCCAAATATCGTAGATGTATTTTATGAAAACGTTTACCCAACGCTATCATCTTCGAAAATATCTAGGATTAATATTACATCAACACCCAATGGATTTAATAAATTCTATGAAATTTGGGCAGCTGCAATCGATGGTACTAATGCCTACACTCCATTAAGAATTGACTGGTTCCAACACCCTGACAGAGATGATGCATGGTATAAAAGAGAATTAGGAAATTTAGGTTCTGAAGAGGCATTTAACCGACAATATGGAAATGAATTTATAAGTTCATCTTCTTTATTATTATCGCCAGCATCGCTAGCAAAACTTAGAAAGAAATCTAACAAATTTGTTTTTCACGATCTAGAGGAATTTGAAAATATACATATTGATGTAAAGGGATTCTTAGGATTCAAGCCAGGATTCGACATTGAAGTCTGTAAAGAAGAGACCAGATACTGGTTATTTACAATTGATATTGCAGAAGGTTCAGGTCGAGATTATTCGGTAATTAATATCTTTGAAGTAGTGCCATTAACAGAAAAAGAAATTGAGGCTACTGAAAATCCAGGAGCAATGTATGATTTCTTTAAATTAGATCAAGTTGCTGTATTTAAAAGTAACGAGCATCCAATCGAAGATTTTGCTAAAGTATTATATACATTAGCAATTGATGTATTCAACTCAGAAAACGTTAAAATGTTAATTGAATTTAATACATACGGAACTATTTTATTAAAATATTTACAAACAATATTTCCACAAAGAAATGACTTTGATGAGGATATGATTCTACGTTTTAAACATAGACATGATTCTAAAGGAGTAAAACCAGGTCTAAGATTACGTTCTGATAATAAAGCAGTATTCTGCCAAAACTTTAAGAAACTAGTCGAAGGAAATAGGATAAATATTAATGAAACCGAAACAGTTCACGAAGCATCCCTGTTTGGAGTTAATAAGAGCGGTAATTACTCGGCGCAAATGGGACATGACGATTTAATCATGTCTTCGATTATTTCTACCGAATTCTTTGGAACAACAGATTATGCCGATTTTGTCGAAGAGATACTAGATGTTATAGATGAAGAACTTCATGATTTCATGGAAAACATCCTATATAAAGACAATTCGGCCTCAGGAGATTTACAATATGATATTTACGATTTGCTTGGTTAAGTAAAATACGGAATAGAAATAGATATATAGAATAAAGAAAAAAACATCTAAATAAACATGGCACTAAGTCCTCAATTATTGCAATTCAAGAGTTCTGGAGTTTATCGATTAGAATTCGATAAATCACAAACCACGAACTTTGCTACAGAGACTATCAGATTGGTAGTTGGTCACTCTAAAAAGGGCCCTTACAACACTCCTGTTCTTATTCAGTCTACTGAAGATTTCAATGCGATCTTCGGTGGTATCGATAGAAATTTGGAGAAAAAAGGAGTATTCTTTCATAGATCAGCATTAGCTGCTCTTACAAGAGGTCCAATCCTAGCCTTAAACTTGGCTACATTCGAAGATACAGACGCTATTAGCTACGCTGCACCAGTAACAAATGGTAGTGATTTCACTGCTATTTCAGAAGAAGGTTCAGACGCTTATACATCATTTTTCGACACTGACAAGTTCTGGTACCCAAGCGACGAAGCAGTTATTTCTACAATCGGAACCGATAATGGTAGAATGATTAACTTCATCAACATTAAACAAGAATCAATTACTGTATTCGTTAGAAAAGCACAAGACGTTTCTACATTTGAAACAACTGCTAGAGAATGGTACGGTGAAGGTAATGTACCTGCATTCTTAAATGACAAAGATTATTTGTCAGACTTTATGGTAGACGTTTTCGTTTTCAAAGGCGAATTCGATCCTGCTAGTTTGACTACTGATCCAGTATACAAAGATTATTTTACAACTTCAGGTTTATTGAAAAATAAATTTGATCAATTCACTAACTTAAGACAAGTTTCATTGTTAGCTCAATACACTGGTTCTTTAATTCCTAACTTTAAAGATTTGGAAGGTAGAAACATGTACATTGAAACAATGATTAACTCAGAAGCTAGAAGAACTGGTTTATTCTGCGCAGTTGACGAAAACAATGTACAAGAAGAAACTGGAACTAACGTAGACTTAGTTGGACATTCATTTGACAAAGATCAAAACTACGAATTATTATCTTATGTTATCGATCAAACTTTAAATCCTACTGCTGGAACATCTGTTACAGTTACAGGTTTAGGAACTGTAAATGAATCACTTACATCATTAATTACTGTACCTACATTAACATCAACAGCAATCACTGTAACTGGAAATGAATTACGTATTTACTCAGCTACTAACATGGCTAGTTCATTCACAACTGGTACTACTGGTACTTATGTAAAAGCTGCAAACGGAGATTGGTTAACTATTTCATCAGTAACTTATGTTGCTGGCGCTGAACCATATACTAAAATCCTTACAAGTGCTGGATCTACTATTTCTAGTACTGATTACGCATCTTTAACAACTGGTGCAAACTTCATTTATGGTACTTTAGCTCCTGCTGTTACAGCTCTTGGAACTGGTGCAAACGCTAATAAATTATATGTTAACAATTACGATGTTACTTCAACTGTTGCTGTAGGTAAATTCTTACAAGCTGCTGAAGCAGGAGAATATGTAGAAATCACTGGAGTTGCTTATAGCTCTAGTACTAAGATAACTACAATCACATGCGAAGGAAATATTAAAGCAACTTACGATGCACAAACTACATTCAAAATTTATGCAGTTACTACATCAAGAGTTATTAACTATGATGGAACAGAATTAAACGTTGCTGGAAACGGAGACGTAGCTGGTACTTATGCAAACTTAGGAGGTGGTATATTTAAATTCACATACGCTGCAGGTATTTCAACTGTATCTCTTAAGAAAGGTTATTATGTTCCTTCTGCAACTGCTGGAAGATTAGCTAAAATTAAATCAGTTTCTAAAGAATTAGTTGGATCAAATCACGTAGTAACTATTACAACCGATTCAAATGTACCAAACACTTGGGGCGGAAAATATATTATATCGTTTGAAGAAGCTACAACAATCTACAGACCGTTTATTTTAAGTAAAGCTAATGTTGGAGAAAAATCTATCGCAGATTGTTTATCAGCATTAAGTGGAACTAACTTATTCAACGCTTTAGCTGATAAAGATTTAATTCTTTACAGATATATCGTAGACACATTCGGTTCTTATGATACTGTTGAAGGTTTGCAAAACAAATATCAACTTTCTTACTTAGCACACGAAAGACAAAATGCTGCTGCTATCTTAAATGCACCAACAATCGCAGATTTCAAAAAATCAACCAATCCATCATTCACTGATGCAAATGGAGCTTTTGATTCAGTTTATATTAAAGACGGTGGTAATTTAGATAAAAACCCAACAGCATTCTATACTTTACCTTCTATTAATGATGGTGCAAACTTCGGATTCTATTACGGTCCTGGTTTAACAATCAGAGAAAATGGTAAAGATATTATCGTACCTCCTGCAGCTTACGTATCTAACAATTACATTGATAAATACTCAACTGCATTACCTTGGTCGATTATCGCTGGTCCAAGAAGAGGAGTTGTATCTGGAACTGGAGTAGTTGGAGTAGAATACGCATTCGATAAAACTGATAGAGACGTAATTGAACCATTTGGTATCAACCCTATCGTTTTCCAAAGAGGAGTTGGTTTAACAATTCTTGGTAATAAAACTGCACAACAATCAGTTAAATCAGCACTTTCTTCTGCTCACGTAAGAGAAGTATTGATTTATATCCAAGAAGGAATTGCAAACATTCTTAAAGGATATGTTTTCGAATTCAACACTGCACAAACTAGATTAGAAATTAAAACTTTGGCTGATGCATTTATGGAATCAGTTAAAGCTGATCAAGGTGTTTACGACTTCAAAAACGTAATCGATCAATCAAATAATACAAATGAAGTTATCGATAATAACATTGGTATCTTAGATACTTTCGTTGAACCAGTTAAAGGTTTAGAAATCGTTGTTCACAGAACTACAGTATTAAATACTGGCGAAATCCAAACTGGAAACTTCAGCTAATAAATAGATATATAAAAAAACAAATAAATACAAATGGCACTACCGCATTATTCACAAGACCAGACAAGTAGAAAAGGTTCTCAATGGGAACCAGTTCAAAGTAACCTTTTTGAAGTTACTGTTATTCCTCCTGCTGGTGTAAAAGGTGCTCCATTACTTTTACAACATGTAAACAGTATTGGTGGTTTAGATCTATACAAAGAAGTTTCTGAAGTTACACAAAAGTACAAGTTTGCAACTCGTTCTTATGCTGGAATGCCAGATAACACATCACTAGATGTTAATATTAACTTTTCTTTGAACTTAAACGATTCAAACCAAGCATTCCTATACAAAACCATGAGAGAATGGTATAATTTACAATACGATCCTCAAACCGGTTTAATGGGCCTTAAAAAGGACTACACAGGAACTTTAATTATCGTTCAGTTCAATAGAGCTGGAGATATTTACAGAACAATTACTCTAGAAGATTGTTTCATTAAATCAGGTTTACCGTTCACGAACGAGTTAAGCTACGAAACTACTGATCCAGCTCAATTAGAGGTAACTTGGAGATGTGATACTTTCAAAGAAGTATTAGCATAATTAAATTTTTACAAGAGGGATGGCGAGAGTCATCCCTTCTTTTTGTAAAGAATATATAATATATTATTAAGATAATCTATGGGAAACAAATTAACTAAAAAACTACAAGTCTTAATAACTGATGACGAAGAACATGAATTAAATCATATCATACTAAGAGACGCATTAGATGCTGGTCAAAGACCAATGTCAATTTCATCATTTATTAGAGAACTTATTAGAAAAGAAATATCACGACGTCCAAGTGATATAAAAACAAAAGGATAAAACTTAAATTAAAGCAATATGAGCAACAAAAATCAAGAAAACGAGAACATCTCAGAAGACCAATACCGTAGAATGGTAGAGGCTAAAGAAAATCAAGAAGAACGAGTAGACCTAGGAAAGGTAGACATGGACCGTTACGCAACTCAAAAAGCAATGGATCCAGACTTACATTTAGGTTATCATTCAATTGATATTCAATCATTACCATCAGGTGGTAAATTTTATCAAAGCGATGCTAAAATGGCTATTAGACCAGCACAAGTTGCCGAAGTTAGACACTTCTCAACTATTGATGAAGGTAACTTATTAGACATTGAAGACAAATTAAATCACATTATTAAAAACTGTGTAAGATTTACAACAGGTACAAAAGTATTATCATACAAAGATGTTCTAGAAGAAGATAGAATTTATATTCTATTATCAATTAGAAATTTAACATTTCCAGAACCAGAGTCTAGATTAACTATCAAGGCAACTACAAGAGATGGAGAGGAATTTGATGCTGAAATTGATTCTCAATATTTTCAACTTTCAAGAGTAACTGAAGAAATTGAAAAATATTATGATGATTCAGCTCGTGCTTTTGCAATTCAAACTAAAAGCTTTGGTACAATTCTTATGAGACCACCTTCAATTGGAGTAATGGAAGCAATCACAAGTTATATTAGAGTTCGTCAAGTTGAAAAGAAACCTTGGGATCAGTCTTATTTACAAATCTTACCATACCTTACAATGGATTGGAGAGGATTTACAGATGAGAAAATCTTTAAAGGAGAAGTTGAATTCCATTCATGGAACACACAGAAATATTCATTAGTATATAGACTAGCAGAAAAAATGAGAATCGGGGTACAACCAGAAATGTTGGTACCACACGGGGACGAGGAGGTCCTCGTAACTATCGGCTTTCGTGACGGGATCAAATCTCTTTTCGTTGTTCAAGATATCGCTTCAGAACTTCTTTAAGACAAAGTTCTTCCTCATGTATCATTTGCATATGCAACCATCTGAGGTCGACAAGTTGGAATATTACGAATACTGGTATATTGTTAAAGATCTGGCAGAATTTATCAAAAAGCAAAACGACGGTCAAAAAGGACAGGAAGAAGACACTTATGGTAAATATGGAGATCCTCAAAAAATGGCAAAATCACAGATGAATAGTATGAAAACACCATCATTTAAAACACCATCATTCAAGACTCCTAAATTTTAATCTTGATATATAGTAATAAATAAAGTCTTTTAAGGTTTGAACATATTCAAGAGCGCATTTGAAAAATTATCAAACGATAATCAACAAGCAATAGCAACATCAGTCCAGGTGACAGCAGAAGCTGTTTCACCTGGCGGTGTTCTTTTTGGTAAGATCGATGAGATGGTTAAGTTATTAAAAATCATCGCAAAGAACACAGAATCTGGTGGTGCCGGTGGAGGTAGTACTGGAGGCCTTGGTGACGCAGTAGCTCTTAAAATTTTAGGAGGTAAAGGACTTAAAGGTATTGGTGCGGGATTACAGGTAATTATAGATGCAATTAATACAATTAAAAGTGCAAAAGAATTTCAAGAAAAGTCAACTGCACTCGTTTTTGCTATTAATTCAGTCGGTATATTAGGACCAGCAATCCTTAAATTTGCATTCTTTATGGTACTTGCAACACCACTATTAATAGTTGGTATGTTAGCAGCACCATTATTTGGTTTAGCCATATTTATTATTGCTAAAACTCTACAAATGGCTTCAGGCCCATTATCAGATCCTAAAACACAACAGGCATTAATTGCAATGGGAGATGTTGCTAAAGCAATCTTATTATTAGGAGTTGCCTTAGTTTTAGCATCAATAATTTACCCAGCTGGTATGTCTGCATTACCATATATTGTACTTTCATTACTCGTATTAGGTGGTGTGTTCTTCTTATTAGATAAAATGGGAGTTGATAAATCTATGAGAAAAACTAGTATTGCCCTGATGTTTGCAGCAGGTGCAATAGTTTTATTAGGAATTGCATTCCTTTTAGTAGATATGATGTATCAATCAATGGACGATCCAGCAATGACAATGTTAATGATCGCTGGTATGGTAGTTGGAACTGCCGTAGTTATGTGGTTAGCTGGAAAATTTGCCAAAGAAATATTCTTAGGATCTTTAGTTATGATCGTTGCATCATTTGCAATTATATTATTAGGAGTTGGTGTTTCAATATTTGCGTCTTCTGTAACACCAGATGAGGCGGGTTGGACAACAATCGGTCAAATCGGAGCATTAGTTACTGGAGTTGGTCTTGTTATGGGACTTGCTGGAGTTGCTGCACCGTTTATTATTGCTGGTGCTGCTGCAATGGTTGTTGCTGGTATAGCAATGGTCGCAGTTTCATTAGGAGCTGCTGCAATGGCTGCATTATTTAATAATGCAGATATGACAAAAATGCTTGGAGATTCTGGAGAAGTAACCGAAGGATTCTTAGGTTTTGGAGCTGGTCGAAAAATGAGCAACATGGAATTCATGATGTTATCAATTGCTCGATCATTTACACTTAGCCCAATAAGTATTGCATCAATGTATGCTACTGCACCTGCTATGATTATGGCTGGAGTTGCAATGGCTACAATAGCATTTGGTATTAAAAAGATTCAGGCGTTAAAAATCGATTATGCTGTTTTACCAACTCAGATTGGTAACTTAATTACTTCAATTGCAACACCGTTTGCTGAATTAGGAGTTAAATATCCTGGAGGTCGTAAAAGTTTATTTGCTAGTATCTTTGGTGGAGGAAAACAATCTGCATTAGCTGATGGTATTTCTGCAACAATGGGAATGGGAGACGCTTTATCAGGAATTGCTCAAGGAGTTCAATCAATGGCTGACTTAAAGTTCCCAATTTATTCTGGAACAAAAATCACAGGTTATTATACACTGTCGAGCGATACATTTGCAAAACTAAATACTAATATTAATTTAATAGTAGATTCTTTAAGTAGAACATTTGGTGAATTAGGAGTTAAATATCCTGGAGGACGTAAAAATTTATTAAATCGTATCTTTGGTGGTGGAGGTGCTCAATCTCCAGTCGCTGACGGTATTGCTGCAACAATGGGAATGGGAGAAGTTCTAACTAGCATTGCTGGTGGAGTTCAAGCTATGGCTAGTTTAAAGTTTCCAATTTATCAAGGAACAAAAGTAATAGGTTATGAAACTTTAAATTCAGATACTTTTACAAAGGTTAATGATAATATCAAATTGATTGTTAATTCTTTAAGTACTGTATTTGGAGAAATAGGACTTCAATATCCTGGAGGACAGAAGAGTTTTACACAAATGATTTTTGGTGGTGGAGGAAATCCAGTTACTGATGGTATTGGAGCTGTACAAGGTATGGGTTCTGCAATTTCTGAAATTGCTAAAGGAGTTCAAGCATTTGCTGACTTAAAGATACCAATTTATAAAAATGGTAAAATTGTAGGTTATGAATCGCTAGGAGCCGATGCCATGACAAAGGTTACTGATAATATCAGATCTCTTGTAATTGCATTAACAGGAACAATGGGAGAGATTGGAAATAATCCAGATGCTCAAAACGATTGGGGTTGGTTTGGTTCTTCTAAAATCGAAGATGGTGTTGAACTTGTACAAAGTTTCGCAGATCCAATTAAGAAGATTGCAGATGCTGCTAAAACATTCATGGAAACTAACGTTGATCCAGCCGCATTAAATACTAAAATTCAAGGAATTATTTCTGGAATGACTGGAGCTCTTGCAAGTGCTGGAGAAGATACAGAAGACCAAGAAGCATTCGTTATAGTTCTAGGAAATGTTGCTGATAAAATGAAAATGATCGCAGATAATATCGATCCATGGGTTAAATTCGTTGATAACTTTAAGAAATATGTTGATGATATGGGTAGACTTAAAGATACCTTAAATGCATTTGATAAAACAAATCTTAAATTTACAAGTGATATGTTCCAAGGACTTGCATATCTTTCTGGTTACAAAGGTGCTGGTTCAATAAATCAAATGAGTGCTGCATTAAACGATTCGATTAAATCGTTAACATTGATGATCGAAGAATTTAAAAAATCAACAGCTGCTCCGGTTACGCCATCCACTACACCAGAAGCTACAGCAACTCAAAATGCTGGTAAAGGAACTGCTAAACCAGCTGATGCTGGAGCAGGTGCTAAACCGAATCCAGCCGATTCGAAACCTGGAATAACAATTTCTCAATTAGAGAATATGTTAAAGAGAATTACTCTTAAGGTTGACGACGGTGGAATGTTTTAAACAATTTCTATAAAGCATATATAATTTATAATAGGAAGATTGGCAGAGTGGTCGATCGCGGCAGTCTTGAAAACTGTTGTACTGCAAGGTACCGTAGGTTCGAATCCTACATCTTCCGCAAAGTGGTGCCAACACTTGATGCCCTGAGTCAATAATGGCTTTAGAACTATTCTAACAGGTAGTAAAAGGGTTTTAAAACAAAAGCAAACACAATGAACAACACAAAATGGGCAGCTATTGCTACCAAAAACAACCGACTAAAAATATATAAGTCCGATCCTAATATCGACTTAGTATATTTAAAAGATGAAGATGAATTTCAAATTGAATTATTCAATCCAAAATCAACATCAGTCTTAGCCAAAATCTGGATTAACAACAAATTAATCTCAACATCTGGACTGGTTATCAAACCAGGACAAAGATTCTTTTTAGAGCGCTTTATCGACAGTAACAACAAATTCGTTTTTAGAACTTATGACGTTGATTCAAAAGATTCTGAAGTTCTTAAAGCCATCGAAAACAATGGAGAAGTTAAAGTTATTTTCTATCCAGAAAAAATAACAACAGATCATCTAAGAGTTTGGGATAATCCATACAATCCATACCGAAGAATTACAGTAAATTCTCCAAACTGGAATGGTATGTATTTTAGTGGAACTACTCCATCATTCGGAGGAACTACTACTGGAAATGCGTATTATTCAAATACAACAACTAACATTGCTGGATCAGCTAATACAACTTTCACAACAACATCAAGTAATCCATCAATTGGAATTCCTGATAATTATGAAACTGGAAGAGTTGAAATGGGAGGAAGTTCTAACCAAAATTTTAGCACTGTAGACATGGATTTTGAAAATTATCCATGTGAACAGGTAAATATGAAAATCATGGCAGAATCTAATAAACCATTAGACGTTACAGAAATTAGAAATTATTGTAGCGATTGCGGAACAAGAGTTAAGAAACAAACTTGGAAATTCTGTCCTGATTGCGGATCAAAAATCGATTAAATTAAAATGGCACCACATAAAAAAAGCTCTCGCAAGAGAGCTTTTTTGTTTTTCAAGATTATTTACCTTGACCTCTGTACTTTTTATTGTAATTTTTACCAGTTTTATGTACTGAGTTTTTCTTTTTAGAATGAACTCCTGGTCTTTTTGATTTAGGTTTAGCGTGGAAGTTTAAAGTTTCTTTTGCTTTTGCTTTTGCCATAATATTTGATTTATTTTTCAATATTTATTTTCACTATATTGAAAAAATATCACAAAAAGTTTTACCGTTTGAAAATAATTGTTTATATTTACATATCAAATTAGAAATTATGAAGCATAGAATAAAAAATGCAATAGAAGCCTTTGGAATCTTAGCACTTTGTACTGGAAATCATGAACCTTTAATCCATCTTTCTGAAATTATGGGAGTCACTCCGGTCAATCACGAAACAGAGGTGCATGATATTATAGACCATTTACTTGGTGTTATCGACAAGGCTCCGGATCAATACCTTGAAAGTATTTTAGATCAACTTAATGAATTCCAGTATATTTAAACTTTTTCAAATTCTATAATATAATACGCATGAGAATAACTTTAATTAGCGATACGCACACGAAACATGATGAGTTATCATGGGATCCTTCTGATTTACCAGGCGGAGACTTGTTAATTCATGCCGGAGATATTATGAATTCTGGTTATAGCGCAAGTAACATTACAGATTTTTGTAAATGGTTTGATGGCTTAGAACAATATGACCATAAAGTTTTTATTGCAGGGAATCATGATCGAATGTTTGAAAATGTACCAGAACAGGCAATGGAAATTGTAAATTCATATAAGAATATAACATATCTTCAAGATGATTGGGCTAAATTTGGAGATGATGATTTCATGGCTAAAATCTATGGTACTCCTTGGCAACCTGAATTTTATAACTGGGCTTTTAATTTGCCAAAGGGTGGACCTGGTCTAATGTCAAAATGGGAAGCAATACCAAACGATACTGATATTTTAGTTTCGCATTGTCCTCCACAAGAACATTTAGATATGAGTGGACCTCCATATAATGAACCAAATTTAGGCTGTGCCTTATTAAGAGAAAAAGTAGATGAACAACCTCCGAAAATACACGTATTCGGTCATATTCACGGCGGATACGGCTACAAATTTCACAATGGAACTCATTTCTTTAATGCTTCTATTTTGAATGAAAGATATGAATACGTAAATAAACCAGTAACATTTGATTGGAACCCTAATACTAACGAAATAACTTTTATATAATGGATGTAAAATTCGCAGATAGCTTCGGAGACAGCTTAAAAACTCTAATTATGCATAACACTTGGTGGTATAAAACTTACGAAGTAGTTCGTTATAAGATACCTGTATTTTTTAAAAACATTTATAGATTTCGTAAAGTATTATGGAACCATAGATGGTGGGATTATCGTTATACTTTAGAAGCCCTACAAACTTCATTAGAAATAATGGAACATAAAATGCATGATGGTATGGAAGTTTTTGAATCTCGCGGTAAGAAAATTGAAAAAATGCAACGTGCTATTCAAATTCTTAAAAACATTGGAGATGATAATTATATTGAAATGGCTGAAGCAATCCATGGAGAAATCATACATCATGAATGGGAATTCGAAGAAACTGGAGAAACCATCGACAATCCAATGGGAGAAAAAGGCGAAAAGACATATCATCTAGTTGACAAAGAATCTCCAGCCGAAAGAAAACATAATCGTAAAGTTTATGCAACTTCTAGAAAATTACAAGAACAAGAATGGTCAGAACTTTGGCAGATATTTAAAGGACAAGACATTAAAGATTATAAGAGACGCGAAAAAACTTTAACAGAAGAGCAAAAGAAAGAAACTGATCAATATGCTAAATGGTTTGATGGTTCTGGAATGCAAGGCTGGTGGGATTAACTTTTTAACAAAAACTAAATGAAAGCAACTATTGAAATTCCAGATGATTTAACATCTGAAGAAAAAAACGGAATGGACTTTGTTGAAACAGACAAAGAAATTAAAACAGGAGCATATAGCCAATGGGGCATTCATCCTGGTAATAAATTTACGCCAGCAACAACCACTAGAACTTCTTTAGAACCTGGGTTTTATGAAATAAATCATGGTGGAGAAATAGGAATTTACTTAGAAAAGAAGGTCGTAAATACCGATGAATTGTACCAATTACCGTCTGACGAATTAGAAGATATTATTCAAGACATTAAAAAGTTCTGGGATAAATCAGAAAAGTACAAGGAATATGGTTTCTTGCATAAAAGAGGAATCTTATTATATGGAGAACCTGGTGCTGGAAAATCAGGCATCATTCAATTATGTACTAAGCAATTAATTAACGAAATGGGCGGAATCGTTATTAATATATCTAATGGCGATCAAGTTGAATGGTATGGTAAATTAATAGGTTCATTTAGAGCTATTGAACCAACCAGACCATTAATCATAATCTTAGAAGATATTGATGCAATTGCTGGAGAAGGAACTTGGTCAACTTCGATGTTATTAAACCTGTTGGATGGTGTTAAACAAATCGACAATGTAGTTTATATTGCAACCACGAATTATCCTGAGAAATTAGAGGAAAGGTTAACAAATAGACCTTCACGTTTTGACCGTCGTTATGAGATTGAAATGCCAAATCATGAAGTTCGCGAAGCTTACATTAAAAATAAATTAACAGCATCAGATCTAGAACAAATCGATCTAGAAAAATGGGTTGCTGATACTGAAGGAATGTCGCTAGCACATATGAGAGAGTTAATTATCTCAGTAATCACAATGGAAAACAAATTCGAAGATACTATGTCTCGTCTAAATGGTTTAAAAATTAAGCCAAGAATCCGAAACAAAAACAAGAAGATAGGATTCGGTGGTGATGCGTAAAAAGAAACAATTTTAATTTATTTAATATAACTATCATGATAAATCACAGAAAAATAGTAATAGGGTTTGTAGGAATTATTGCAATAATTACATTAGCATTTCCCGTAGTCGACGCAATTTTTAATTTAATGAATCAGAAATCTGATATTGTATATTTCGGTCCAGTTTTACTTTTTGTAGCCGGATTTCTAGCAATTTGGGGAATTATCAATTTAGCTAATAGCATCATAATAAATTTAAAATCAAAAGACATATGTCAGAAAAAACCTATTGGGAAATCCAAAAAGAACTTGAACAACAAGAACAATTAAATAAACAATTAAAAATAAAAAAAATGGTAAAGAGAATTTTAATCGGGGTAGTAGCGTTTATCGCTTTAGTAGTAATTTTCCAATCATGTGAGCGTATTGACGCAGGACATGTCGGAGTAAAAGTTAATTTGTATGGAAGCGGAAAGGGAGTCGATGATGTTACAGAATGCACTGGAATAGTATTTTACAACCCACTATCAACCAAGATTTATGAGTTTCCTATCTATATTCAACATAAAGAATATAAGAAAACAGAAGATGGAGACAATTCATTTATTGTAAATTCAAAAGATGGTTCAGAATTCAGCGTATCGCCAATCATGAACTATTCGGTTCAACGCGAAAAGGTACCTACAATCTTTGCTAAATATCGTAGATCCTTACCAGAAATCGAAGAAGGATTCTTAAAGACTGCAGTATATGATGCATTCCGTTTAGCTACTAATAAATATACAGCCGACGAATTAATCTCAAATAGAGCAGTGTTCGAAAT